ACTCTAAGATTTGACTGACTACGTTTTGTAGCAGAATATTGTGGGTTGTAACTAGGAAAAGTAGCCATTAACGTACACTAGCGAGTAGCCCTCCAGGTCTTTGTTGTTTAATAAGTTCTCCTTGAACTGCGACAGAAATAAGAGTTCCAAGTTCTTTTGCTTGACTATCATCTCCTTGAACATCTGTTCCAGATGCGTCTACATTAACAACAACACTCGTACTACCGCCACCTCCAAGTTTATTATTTGGCACAATCGTTCCAGATGATCTTGGTACAAATAATTCTGGGCCTTTCTCTCCTACTATTGAAGGTTTACCAACAGGAGGTCTACCTCCATTTGCAAAACCTAAGAATCCTAATATACCTCCTCCTTTTTTACCCCCTGCCCCAAGAATATCTCCAAATAGTGCTTGATTAAGTGCCACATCTAAAAATCTATCGGCAACATTGTTAAGTAAATCTCCAAGAGTTGATGTTCCTTTTATTAAACCAGCTATTCCATTCTTGATGTCATTTCCAATAGTTACAGATAACTGAGCAAAAGCATCTTCTAATTTTTTAGCTTGTGTCACTTGTTTCTTTAAACTTTTTTCTCTATTTAATTGATTTTCAATGTCTTTTTTATTAATATCTTCAATCAAAATTCCTTTATTTAATAATTCTTGTACAATCGCATCTACTTCCTGATTTAATTGTACCTCTTCAAAATTACCGTCTAATTTCGCTTTTAATAACTGTATTTCTTTTTGAGTTGTTGATAAAGCTGCTTCTTGTGCTGAATTAGCTGTTTTCTTTCTTTCTTTGATTTTTTCCTCTGCGGTAAATTGTTCTTTTAATACATTTAATTTATCTAATTCAATTTTTAATTCTTCTTTAGTTTGATTAAGTGTATTCTCATCAGTTTTCTCAGCAATACCTTCATCTATAGTACCCATTTGTGAAGGAAATAATGTACTTCCACCTTTAAAAAAGTTAGTTAATTCTTTAGGTATGAAAGGATTTGTTCTATTAGTAATAGCTGTTTCTAAACGTACTATTTCATCTTTTAATTCAGAAATTTTAGTATTAAGTTCTTTGGCTTCAGGTTCATTTTGTAATCTGCCCTCAACAGTTTCATTAACAGCAGGAGATGCACCTCCCTCTCCTTTCAATCCTGGAAATAATTCTATTACTCTATTGAATAATTCAGCAAAACCAGCTTGCATCCTTGTATTAAATCTCGCAAAATTATTTGAAATAGCATTGAAATTTTTACCAAAAGTTCTCAAGGATTCAACTCCAGCATCTCCTACAACTAAAGCCATGTTTTGTGTAGCTGCTGCTAATGCAGCTTGTTTACCTTCTGTTTGCTCTAAAATTCTTAATCTCAAACCTTCTTGTGTTCCTGCTAACCCTACAGCCGTAGTTAACTTATTTAAATCTGCGGTTAAAGGATTTAATGCTTGTCCTAATTCTCCGACAGCATTAACAGTTTGAGTAATTTGCTGAAGAACACCTGTTGCAATTAAACCTCCTGCAAAACCTCCCATTTGTCCACCTACTGCTGCACCAATACCTCCACCTAATCCACCAACTACAGCACCAGGTAAACCTTGCCCAAATAATAAAGGAAACGCACCACTAATTAAGGCACTAGATGCAATACCTTTCCCTCCTGCTTTTCCTCCTACTCCTCCACCTGATGAACCTCCTGTTTTTGCTGATCTAGCCTCTAACTTAACTTGTTCTGCTTTCTGTTTAGTTATCTCAGTTTCTACTTTTAAAATGTCTTTTTTTATCAGCAAATCTTGTTTACTTATTTTTACTACATTATTTGTTTTTACTCTGGCACTACCTTTATTTATTTGGATAATACTTTTGTTTATTCTGTCTACAGCAGCATTAACTTTATTTAACTGTTGTAAACCAGTAGTTTTTATTTTTATCTGTGCCTGGTATGCCACTAATTACAACAACAAGATTACTTTATTCTAGCTTATCTTTTTCTTCTTGCTTTTTCAAATTCTTTTTCTTGTTCTTCATTAATTACTTGGAAATATGCACTCCATCCAATAAGTTCATCTAAAGTCATATCTCTTACTTCTTTCAATGTTTTACCTAATTCTTTTGCAATACCGAATTGAAGCATCATTAAATTATCTTTTTTCAATTCAGCAGCTAATCTTTTGGGTCAATTAATTCCTCTTCTTCATTAATTACAGCAAGCATTAAACTTTGTAAATCTTTATCTTTTACTTCATTTTTTAGTACATCTACTTCTCCTGCACTAAATAGTTTTCTACCATTTTCATCTAATGCCTTGTTTAATAGTAATTGAAGAGCAAAACCATTAGTATCATCTCCTTTTACTTGTTTTTGTGCTCTTTCTCGTTCTGCCATTGTTAATGGTGTTACATACATTTCAAAGGTCGAACCATCGGATAATGTTACTTCCTTCTTCTTTGGTTCGAGATTTGCAGCTTTTCTTAATCTGTCTAGTGCTGATTGGGTTGCCATAAATTAAATTTATCTTCTATTAGTGTACTTCATTATGCAATAAAAAACCTCGGATTGACCGAGGTTCATAATAATTAATAACTACTAATATAGTATTATGCAGTCTTAGATAGATCGAATGTAGGAGCAGCACTTGGTCTAAACGCTATGTCTACTGATTGTCCATCATCTGGGTTTACGTTGAAACTAGCAGAAGTAAGAATAATATCTGCCAAAATTGATCTACTTGCGTTTTGATCTACGTTAGCACCACTCATCTGACGATCAATATACAATCTAACCTTTGCACCAGACTGCTGACGTTGGATAACATCTTCAACCATTCTACTGGATAGTAATGTGTCATCATCTGTTGAATAAACAGTTGCAGAACCACTACCATCAGCGAAACCTGAGATGAAGGTTCTAAATGGTGCAGTCTGAGTAACAGTTTGACCGATACTTGTTACGTCAATTTCTGCTCTAGTTATTTCAAAACTCCATTCTCTTACAGATCCAACAACTAAAGGTTTTGTAAAGACTATGCTTGCAAAAGTTCCTGCTGTAAAAGTAGGTGCTGCTGAAGCTGTTACTGCCGATCCTCCTGCTGTAGAAGAAACTGTCATAACACCAGTTGAGGCATCATAAGTTTTTACAAAATAAGCCGTAGGTGCTCCTGGAATACAGTTTGTAACTGTTGCTCCTGATGGATATGTAAGTGTTACTGTATCGTTAACTTTGTAACCTAACTGAGTTCCTACAGTAATGTTTCCTCCTGATGATGGAAAAGCTGATGCTGTAAGAGTTGTTACGCTTGTACCAGCAGGAGAATAATATAACGCTCCCGAAGTACCCGATAGAACTGTAGCCATGATAAATAATTCTAAGGTTTGAACATACGGGTACTACCCGATATGTCTATAGGATAGCGTGAATTACAGCAAAGATTCAAGAAATTACTGTAGCTTGAAAATTTGTTTCGATTGTTGATACAAAGAAAGGTCTATCATCTTCAAATGTAGGGCCAGTAACTTCTCCAGTTCTTACATGAATCCCACTTGTAGGCTGCCCTGTGTTGTTTAATGTTTCGATACTGGTAAATGCAGTATTAATCAAAGTTTGGCTTCTAGCTGGCCCTTTATCTTTCTCCGCAAATGCTCTTACTGTAACAATTCCTCTTACATTATCTAAAGAACCAGTTAAACCAATTTCAGTTGTTACTCCAAATTGAATATTTACATAAACAAATTCACTATCTGCATCAGAAGTAACGTCACCAAAATTATCAAAAAATACAGGAACAGCAGGACTTAATGCTGCGTAAGCTGTTTTGATTGGTGCTTCAAATTTTGATCTAATTCCTTGATAATTCATTTAAAACCTTTAGCTCCTTGCTTTACTTTTTGGATAGCTTTATCTATCTCAATTTTAACAGTTTTATCTAATTCACCTCCTCGTTTGAATGTTGTTAACCAATCAGGTTGTGCTGTTCTGCTTGAAACACTTGTTTCACGACCTCCTCCAATTTCATATCTTAGTGATTCACCAGGTTTTCTTCCTGTATCTGTTTGCACCCACTTTCTTCCTTTTCTACCAGCACCTATTGGTTGTGGAGTGAATCTTCTAAATCTTCCTAATTTTTTATCTTCTGCATAGTCCTTGTGATCTGAAACATTAGTGATATTAAAACTAAGCCTATTTTTACCAAGAATAGATCGTGTGACTGCTCTACCAGATAATCTTGGAACTTTAATTTTAGCTGGAGCACCAGGTTGTTTTGTACCCGAAGATGTTCTACCAGCACCTGTAATCTGCCAAGAGTTTGCATATTCTCCTGTCCAGATCGGCCCTTTTCTTTGCAATTTATCTACAGTTTCTTGTGCTGCGTTTAATGGGCCACTATATGCAACACTTGCAGCCCAACGATCAAGTTCTTTTATAAATGTTGGTAATTCATTTCTTGCCTTTGCCATTTATTGTGGCCTCGCAATAATTGTATGAAGTATAGGATTATCTCCCCTCGATGTATTAATACTAATAATTCTTGCAACTTTATTTACTCCATCTGCTGCATATTGAATCCTATCTTTAACTTTTGGATAATATGTTCCTAATTCTTTATTACCAAAAATAATCTTTAAATCATTTGTCTGACTTGTACCTTCATAAGTAGATCCAGATACATTACTAATTAATGCTTTCATCTCAATATTCGTATCAGATC